GTCTATACGCAAATACTGTAGCGATTCGCATAGCCCCCCATACGTTGCGTTTTAATACGCTTTTGCGCATCCATAGCCTCCATCCTCTCGTATCGTTTTGCGCGAATGCTCTGCGCGTAGCCTGGGGTATAGCGTGTACTGTAAATGATCCGGCTCTATTGCTGGATTGTATCGCGGTAAATGATCTATGTCGTACAGCGGCCATTTATCTTGTGGTATACCGGATTGAATCAGTACGCGCATCCTGATTTTACGCCATGAAAAACCATAGCCACGCCGTGCCGCACTAACCCGATAATCGTCTGCCCTGCGTTCTGGCCGTAACGCCGCATGGTTGTCGCAATATCCTGATGGATCAAGCGTCAACCCTGAACAGTTAGGAACCTTGCACGGTTTAGCCGGTCTGTTTGGCATCCATCCCCTCGTAGTGTAGTCGCCCTTATATTTAAGCAATACGCCTATTTTGCTTGCTTGTCAATAGCCTTCCCGCGTGGTCGCCCTGGCTTGCGAGTGCTTGGGTCGCGCTTCATCCCCTTGCGGTTGGTAGTACCTGGCCCATGCGGGAGGGATATCCGGTTCCATAGCGGACACGCGTGATCACGTATCATTTCATCGGGCGGAAGGCACGGGCTAGGCTCGGTCATGGCGCGGCCCTGAGTGCGTCCCATGTCTGAACACATAACGGCGCAAGAACTGTTTTCCCATTATCATAAACGTGCCTCGTCTTTCTGTTAACCCAGATATAAAATCTAAGTCCGTTCCCCGCCGCTTCCAGTTCCTTGATGCGGGCCTCGGCGCGGTCGGCTCGATCTTCTGTTTTTACAATTAAATGGACTGATGATTCAATGTGTTCATCTACTTCTTCTATGAGGTCGTGTATAGTAAATGCGCTTGTAATTTCCTTACCACACAAGGCAGCAATATCAGACAAGACATCTTCTGCTTCGTCACGTTCGTCAATGGCTTTGCCAAGTTCTTTGTCTAATTCGTCCCGTTCCTGCTCGGCCGTGGTGAGGGCGGAGAGGATGAGGCAAATATCTGCGCCGATGTCCCAGTCAGCAGAACCATTTGCACCTTTGATGATGCGTGGAAATGACGTATATCCACGTAACGCTGCTTTCGCTTCTTCAAGGTCACTCATGGGTTTTCTTTCCTGTTGAAAATATTCTGCGTGTTCTCCGAAATGTTGTTCTTCTTGATTACTCATTCCCCGGCCTCCTTCTCGATTGCGGCGAGGGGCGTGTCTATGCCTTTATCTATTGCCATTTCAATAATATCTTGCCATTTTAGGGAAAAATATTGTCCTGTTGCTTTGCTCATGATTGTAGGATTCATGCCTGTAGATAAGGTCATTTCGTACTCTTTATCCCCTTTTGCCGAACCAACAAAAGTACGTAGCATGAATGTATTCTTAGGGAACAACTCTCCCCTCTGCTTCTGTTTTTCCACCTGTGCGCGGAGGGCGAGGAGTTCGGCAGCAAGCACCTTCGCGCTCTCGTCTGGTAATCTATCGATTGACCGCTCATTGTCGGAAAACAACGCTTCGACCTGTTCGAGCGCGATATCGACTTGTTCTTTTTGCGTCATTTTGTTGCCTCTGCGATAAGTGCTTCGATCTGCATGGCAATTTTGGTATCCTTTCCGAAAGCGTTGTCGATGCCGCATTTTGCATCCTTGAGAAGCGGCAACGCCTTCTTAATCCATGCGTTACGAGGATCGGGCGTGGGGGTTGCGCTCTCTGCGCCCTGCGTGATAGCGAGGCGAAGGGCTGAAATAACGGACTCCAATCCCATTTCAGCCCGCAATGATCTAAGCAATACAGCCGCCCTCTCCGCACACTCGGCGCGGACGGCGGCATCGCGGGATGCGATGTAGGCTTCTTTTTCTGCATCTCTCTTCGAGTAGTCACCTGTCTTTTTACAATATGCCCAATGATGGCTATCGATCATTACTAAATCAACTAATACTCTGTGCGGTGTTTCAACCTTTGCGCTTTCAATGCGTTCCATTCAGTCCTCCTTGGAGCGTACTTTTCTGTATACACGGATTCCATTCGCCCTGTGACCGCAGATAAAATAAATCTCGAAATAAGGATATGAAGGGCGTTTATTACGATAAAACCCTATTGTGGGGAATAAAAAGGCTTGAGAAATAGCATTTACTGCTAACGATAAATATTGAACTTCCATGCTCATCCTCCTATCTCAGTTCGATTGTAGGAATAATGCTTGCTGGTTTGAAAATAACCTTGTATTGCTTGGTTGAAACGGCAGCTTCTTCAAGAGCTTCAGAAAAATATGTTACGTTATCCGATAAGCCAAGATAGTGCTTCAAGAATTTCCCATTTTCTGTTTTGACTGTCACAACAAGATCACCATCTTCATCAACTATTATGGCCAGCATTCCTTCGATGGTCAGGATGTACTCACTGGTAATGCCGTTGTAGAAAACAACTCGCCTAAATATCTGAAAATTCTGTTCTTCTTTTTCCAAGTTCGACCGCGCAACCGATGCATCAGACGAACATCCGAAAATGAATGCCATCATCATAAGAACCAACACAAATAAGATTGCTTTTTTCATTTCGTTTCTCCTTGTAAATGCTTTTGATTTGCTCATCTCATCCTCCTATCTCGCGCCCGTGCTTGGCGGCGATATGTGCATACACCTTAGTCTTCCTTGATTGTGTAGCCGTATTCTCTTAGCAACCCATTTACTCGTGCCCAGAATAGCAAAGCATCATGATTGGACTTTCTACATATATCGTATTCGGCAACAATTCTTTCCATCATCGCCCTCGGCACCATTCTCGCCTCGTGGATCAGTGCGGCGGCTTTAGAATATCCCTTGCTTACTGCCATTAGGCCACCGCGCCCATTAGGAGATTCCCGATAGACGGTATCTTGCAATATGGCTTGCTCAATTTCCTTTGCCAGCGTCTCATCGCTCTCCGGCACTTCGGCCGGGACGAGTAGGGCAAGGGTCATATTAGCCGCTTGGTTTATGGGATCGGCGTTTGCTTCGGTAAGTTGTAGGTATGCCGTAAGTTGCTCTGTGCAAAGATGGATAAAATCCACAATCTGCGCGCCCTCGGCTTCGGTCAGGATGTAGACGTTACTCATGCTTTCCCCTCAGCGCCAGTATCTTGGCAGCAACGCCAGGGGCTATGTTCCGCCTGCCTGTCTCTATCGCCTCAACCATTGAACCACTGACTCCTATCTTCTCGCCGAACTGCACAGGATTCAGCCCTAACCGCTTGCGGATTTCCCGCACTTCGTTATTGTCCATCGTTGCCCTCCAGATATAACCTTACCACTACATACTACCACTGTCAAGCTATTAAATCCCCTCCGCCCTGAAAACTGCAATTACGTCCTCGATGCACCGCGCTACGATGTGCAAGCCGCCCGCCTCAACAATGTCCCGCTGGAACTCAACTTGCGCCGGAGATAGCACGCCCCTGCCCGCCTTGCATTCCACCGCAAGGAAGCGGCCACCAGGCAAGCAGCCGAGAATGTCCGCAACGCCATTGCGCCCCGCGTTCGGCCTGTATGCCCCGCGCTTTGCGTCGTACACGCCCATGGTGTTGGTTCTCCATGCGACGATCTGCCGAATCGCGAGATAGTCCAGCACGGCGCGGACAACGGAGCCTTCGGGCGTCATAGCTCCCCCTGTGTGTATGTCGCTCGCGGCTCGTCGAATAGGCGCGGCTGGCGGTAGGCTATCTCGATGCGCTTGCACGCCTTCGTAAAATAATCCTCATTAATTTCAATCGCCGTGATTGGGTAGCCCATGTCGGCACAGGCGACAACTGAAGAACCCGAACCCATGTGCGTATCAAGGATCTTGTCGCCTTCTTTTGCATAAAGCCCAAGTAGCCATTTATAAAGCGCGACTGGTTTCTGTGTAGGATGGAAGCGAGGATCGTTTACCGTTCCCTGTGGGGCGCATTCAAACACCTTTGCATTGCCGGGGATATTAGTCCAAGCATACTCAGCCATCGCCATCGAGAAGGTTTCAGGAATATACTTTTTCCACACAATGAAGTTCCGCGAAGGCGGCAAAGAGAAGTAGTTCCCGCCCCAAATAATCTGGAACCGTGAAACCCTGAAAAGCTCCTCGAAGTATTCGGGAGGCGGCGCGAAGTCCCAATGCCGGATATCGCTAGGGCAACCCCCTTCGGTCTGATACTTCGTTGCCCATGTTCCACCTGTCCTTGTCGGGGGGGCATAACGCTCGAACCGCCCGCCGTAGGCGTGATTGACTCCCCGATGCTGTACTTGTCGAACAATCCGCCGAACCTGCTCCTCTTCCTGTTTTCCCAATCCCCCCCCGTCGCCGTAAGGAGGATCGACAATCGCAAGCTCGAACGCCTTGTCGGGCATTTCGCGCATGATGTCCGTGCAGTCCGCAAGGATACAAGTCGCGTCGCCGATATGCTCGACCCTCATGCCATACTCCTATATCGTTCGATTTCCGCGATAAACCACGCACGCGGATGCTTCATGGTCAGGTGCTTCAATGCCATAAGTTCCGCGACAGCCGCCGCGCCGATTTCCGCAGTCAACCGCGCCTCGAATTTCACCGCCTCGCCCTCGTTGCCCTGGCAGACAAGGCACTGGACCCGCAGATTATTCAGGTTCCAGCGCGTACCACGATGCCGACGCAAGATGAAATGGCCGCACGTCGCCTCCTGCGTGGTAAGCCATAGCCCGCAGGTGTAACACTGGCACCACCCATGCACCGAGTACAGGCGCCGCACGTACCTGCTCACCTCGCTGTCAAGGATGCGCTCTAATTGTGGGATGCGCATAGCTTCTAATTTCATGCAATTCTCCATTCGTCAAACGTCGATTGGCTGAATATCAGTTCTGCAATTTGAGGGACAATCGAATTTCCGATTGCTCTGTTTCTAACTGCGTCCAGCCTCTTGGATATCCCATGATTACCTCGCCAAACTCGGGCAGCGGATACCTCATCCCTAAAATTAGACTGCAAAAATCTTGATAATTGTTTTCTGGACACTCCACGCCGTTCTTGATTCTTGGGTGCAATCTCCCACCCTTGAAGGCTGTTGCGTTCGGGGTAGGCAACAATCCAGATTCGCTCCCGTCTATGGGGCGCTCCGACATCGGAGGCGCGTATATCTTGCCATTCCGCATCGTACCCGATTTCGGCAAGCGATCCCAAAACTGCGTCAAGTCCTCGAAAAGATAACGCTCCGACGTTCTCCATGATTGCGTATCTCGGTCGTAGCTCGCCAATGATGCGAGCATACTCGAACCAGAGGCCGGATCGGCTACCTGCCATCCCAGCGCCCTTACCAGCGACGGAAATGTCCTGGCATGGAAACCCCCCTGCGATAATCCAGTCGCCTTCTGGCAGCTTTGTTCCGTCAATCTTTGTGATATCTCCGAGTCCGATAGCGTCGTGGAACCGTTGCTGATAAACTCGAATAGCATAATCGTCTACCTCGCTGAAATAGTGATTGTCGAAGCGTAGCCCTGCCCAATACGCGCCCAGGGCGAAGCCTCCTATACCAGAAAACAGGTCGAGAAAGTGAGTCATTCCTCCCCCTTCATGGCGTCGCCTTCTTCAAGAGCCTTTCAAACGCAGCCGCGAACATCGCCATTTCTTCCGGCGTTGCGTCCGGTCGCGTGTCCTCGATTGCCAGCGTGTCGTACTTTATGCTATCCGTAGCCTCGCGCCGATTTTCCTCGAAGATCGCGATATCCGGCGCGTGTCCCCATTTGGCCGAGTATCGGCGCTTCAATACTTCCTTGAGCGAGTCAAGGTATTCTGGCGACTTGCCTTTCAGGTAGTCCCAAATGTCGCGCTTCTGCCCCTCGGGATACTTGCCATAATATCCCTGCACCCATTTCGCAAAGTCTATGGCGGTCATACAGCCGCCTGTTTTTCATCTTCGGCGGCCATTTTCTCAACCCAATCATCAGGTTGCCCTTTTATGGCTTCGAGTTTTACTCGTTCCCATATTCCACCGGAAGTCAAAATTGACGGCAAAAAGGGCTGACCGGACCAAAATTTATTAGTACTACGGGTAAGATCATAAAAGGTCTTAACCATAACAATCATTGCGCTTTCGTCGCCGTTTGCAAGTTTTATAATCCTTTTTATTCCCGCTCCTTCCCTTGCGTAGTCGGCGAAGTCCCCAGATATTCGTTCAAACGCTCCTTTTATTTTATTGTAAATTGTCAAATCTTTTTCTGAAAGTTCCTTTGATGTCTTTTGGGCAGTGGCCGCTTGCGGCGTATCCTTATCACATTCAGAATCAGTATCTATTTCAGAATCAGAATCAATATCAAGATAGTTCGGGGGGTATGTATATCCTTCGATAAGATATCTATACCGTATGGATATCATATATGCAACTAAGTCTTTGGGAAGCTTCTCAATAATGGCGTCAATCCCCTCTTTAATCTTTGATCTTTGATCTGCTTTTTGATGCTTTGGCCATGAAGGGAGGATGATATACTCACCATGTAAATATGCTTTACCAGCCTTTTTGAATTTTCCCAGGATATGCCCCGCCGTGTCTGCATTGAATCCAGTATCGAAACATATACGGCGTATTGTAAGTTTATAGACTCCCGCTATATTTGTAAGCGGATTAGTCATAAGGTATAAATAAAGCAGTTTTTCAGATGGGTCAAGCGTTTGTATCCATTCATCATCCCAGAAACTTGTTGAAATGTATCGCTGTGTTGCCATATCCCCTCCGACAAATAAAAAAGCGTCTTGATACGCGGTATTGGACGGCCAAGTCCGGGACGTGTAAGCATCCCCCGCATAACAAAACGCCTAATAAACAATTTTAGCCACCCTTACAGATGGTTTGCTAACGGCTGGCCTTTTCCGCTAACAAGGATACTGTACCATGCCCCCGCGCATCCGTCAATCCCAGTTATATATCCCCGTCTGCCCCGTGCCAAGCCGGTGGACAAGGTTGCCGCGCAGCAGTTCGCCGTGTTGGTTGCGCGTGCGATTGTCGCTGATGAATTGCCCGGCCCTCGCCCAGCGGATGCGCGGCTTGCGCGTGTCGTACTCGATGTGCTTCGTCATACTGGCCAGTCCTTGCGGGGAACGCCGACAAGCGCGGGATCGAAGGGGCGATAGTGATCCCATATCTGACCCGATGTGCCGTATACGCCTTGAGCGAATGTTATGCAGCTATCCTTTCTTTTTTTGGAATAGAAGTATACAACCGGTGCCGGGCAGCGTGAGTCATGGTCGTCATTCCACACGAAGATCGGATCGCCGCGAGAGGGAAGGGTGGGATTTGATGCCTTTTTGTCTGCAATGAGCGTCCACGCTGCAGGATCCCATGGATAAGGGCTATACCTATGTGCGGTATTGTTGGGGAATGGCGACATATAGGCGCGCCCATCAGGTGTTAACTCAAGGCACTCACGCGGTGAGTATTTAGTCTTATCGTTGTAAAAGCGCCCGACTATCCAACCATGCGAAGGCTGCTTTGCCTTCGGTTCCATCAGCGGCATTGAGCCATCGGGCGCGATGAGGGACTTGTTCCACGGGCAGTCGGGGAAGGTGAGGTTGTCGGGCAAGGTTAAAACAGTGCCGAAATTCAAATTCCAAGTATCAGGAGTGGGGTTGTTTTTTGTTTCAGGTCGAGCAGTCCATCCCCACCATCCATTATTGCCAGTCCATGGGTTTTTGTCCTTCGCCGCCCATACTCGATGCTCCCGGCAGTAGTCGCGGATGTCCTGCTTCGGATGTGCCGGTTTTGTTTCTTTGTTACTTCGGCGCAGTAACAGTATTTCTTTTCCGTAATCCTCAATTCGATGCTCAATCTCAAACTCCTTGCCGTCAATCATTACCTTGTCCATTCTTCTCCTCCCTTGTCTATGACATTGAGCCGTGCATCGGCCCGTAGCGCCCTCACATATGCGTCCGCGTCGTCGGTCGTTCGAAAGGCAAGCACATGACAGGTGTCGCCCGACCATACCTCGAGTCGCCATTCCATGTTCGCATCGTCGTGGATGTACAGATCGCCTATCTCGATTGTCCGCACGGCCCGCGATTCGATGATCGTCGCCGCGCCCATGACGATAAGGGCAATGGCGAACAGCCCCAGGGCTATCGCATCTGCGCGTTTCATCTGCGCCTCGCCTTGTAGTGAAGCGCCATGGCTCCCTCTGGCCGCCGATGCTCGCGGAATAAGTACGCGAGGTGTGGATACTGCGCCTTGAACTTGTCCGCAAGGAAGCGCCAATAGGAATTGTTCACGCCATGCCCTACCATGCTCCGCACTTCCGGCGCGAGGTCACGCGGGGAGATATAGCCCCTTTTGATGCGAGTAAGGACAAGTGCGCTAAACGCTTGCGATACTTCGGGATGCTCAGCGTCATACGCCGCAAACTTCTGATCCAAGGTGTCGCACGCTGGCGTGTCCACTAACTGAAGCTCTGGCTCATACGCTATCATCGTGTGCCTCCTTGCTATTCTCGCAATTCTTGTTCGGGCAGTAATATACTCCGCATCCATCGTCTACATCGTCGTAGTTCTCTGGCCATTCTTTTTTGTCGTATAGTTCGGTTGATCCTATCAAACTTCCTGTTTTTGTAATGTCATGCCAGTGTGGAGCTACACCATAGCTTGGATAGTAATAGCCATCGTAGCATTCATGGCATTTGAAAAAAATGCCAATGATTGACATATAAATTTTATAAACAGGTGTGTCATAATACTCCGCTGGATTGTGTTCCATGAGCCAGAATTTAACTCTATCCATTCGCCTTCTCATCATCCGCCTCCTGAATAAAAAGTATCCTACCGTCTGCTAAATCTATTCTACCGGGCATAGTCTGATGCCCACAGCACGAAGCAACCGTTTCAACACCACCTGCATTCAATGCTGCCACTATTTGATGTATGCACCAATCAATGCATTGTACTTTGCCATTTATAGGCATACACACTTGATTAGCAAATGTCTTTTCATTTCCTGCGCCATCGCAATGTTCACATTTCATGCTTTCCTCCACGAAAAGTCATATGCCCTTTTTGTACAACCGCAGCAGATAAAAATGCTGCATTGTTATTATAAATAGCAACTAATGCAGCACCTCTTCGTATTAGATCAAAAGCTGTTCCTACTTTTGATCTTCTCGATGCTGGCGTATTGCGAATCCGCATGGCTATTGTATCTCGTTCGTCTATTAGTGCCTGTTGCGTTTCCGGTGTTATTTTGTCTTCTTTTAGAATTGCGGGAACAGTTTCATTGTCAGGGTATCCATCAACTTTGCCGTCTTCTGAGCTTTCCATGTTATCTCCCCTAATAGGCGTTGGACATATCCTCAATAATGGCATCCTTTGGCCCGTACCCATCTATGTACATATTTTGCCATTCTTCTTGACTTGCCCACCTAAACGCTTTTATAAAATGTGGGATTCTTTCAAATCCAAAATAAATAAGCCAAAATGCAAGTTGTAATCGCCACATCAAATTAGCTCCTTTTTCGCTCATCCCCTTGCTCCTTCGCGCACTCGGCGCGTGTCGAGAACTTCGAGCGTGATCATGGTTTCCCTACCCGGAATATCCCTGCCGCCAGGAAGCCCGCAAGGAACGCCGCCGCAAGGAAAAACCAGTACGCCGCCCAGTGAATGCTAAGCATCATAATCCTCCATGTTTGCAGTATCGTTGCGATTCCGTCTACAGCGTTGTAGATGCTATATCAATGCTCTATCGGCCTATCGTCGAACATGGAAGCCGCCCCTTCTGGCCTTGCCGGACGCATCGCCGGGAATGTTGTAGCCTGGCCTTCTGCTTTCTTCAGCGGCGCGGGTTCAGCGGGCGCGGGAGTCGGAGCGGATTCGGGCTTCGGTGGAGGGGAATCGTGGGCGAAGTCCTCCACGTCTTGCGTGAAAAAGTCGGAGGCTGCGGTTGCGGTGAGTGTTGCATCGACATAAGCCCTTTTCTTCGCCATTTTCAGCACGGTGTTGTACACGTCCGCGATGTCGGGGTTTTCGGTCTTTTCGGTATTCGTGTACTTCACCCAGAACCATGTGCCGTCAACCTGCTTCATTCCGAAACCCTGTCGGCGATATTCTGCCTTTCGCTCTTTCGAGTCCTTCGGGATAGGAGCATCCTGAATCTCATAATCGGCCACGTTCCGGTAGCGGTACTTCGTTTCCATCGTGGAGCATGAGCCGACGCCTTCCCCCACCTTCTCCCCGCTTCCGATCTTCCTGAGAATGCAGGTGATCTCGAATTCCCTGTGACCGCCCGCAAGTTCATGGCGCTCGATCTTGTACTCCGGTTCCAGTCTGAATATAAAACACACCTTCTCGGCTCCGGGCTTCAAGAGGCTCGGCTTTTTCCCTGTTCCGGGGATAATGCCGTAGTGTTCGTCCACCTTCATCACCGACGCCATCAGATCCTGTATCTTCGTGATTTGGTCCTTGACGTTCTGCACCGACATTTCGGCGGGCGCTTCTTTCCTTGCTGCTAGTTCGTTTTCCATATCTCCCTACCTTATAGACAGAGACTTGCCCTGCAAAAGCTCTGCGCCAGGTACCGATACTCCGGCTTTGAGATCATCCTTGATCGCGGTCTTGGAAAGCTGTGGTTCCTGAACTATGAAATACTTCGCAGGAATTACCGCCTGATCTATGATCTTGACGGCGGGCGGGTTGAGCTTAAATTTTGCCTCGAATATCCCCGCATGGACCGACTCCATGTTCAGCCGGTTCATCGTATCCGATAAATACGTCCGCAACCATAAACCCTTGTTCTCCAGCGCGTTTCTGCGCCCCGCAAGGTGTTTCTCTTCGGCCTTGATCGCGTCCGCCTGTCCTTCAAGGTTCCTGATAAACCGTATGATGTTTTCAGCCTTGTCCTCGAACGCTTCTCCGATTTCATCCAGCGCCGCTTGCCGTGCCGCTACGGTGTCGGGATCGTCGCCCTCAATCTCCATAATCTCCACATACCGCGTCGCAATGTCATACATCGATTCCATAACTACCTCCTGTCGTGATCTATAAATTTGTCGCTATACAAATCCTCGATATCGTCGCCGGGTGTCCCGAATGGCTTATCCTCGCCCTCCTCCACGTTGTCCAGGTAGTCCTCGTCCTGCTCGTAGTCGCCATAGTCGGGCGGGTCGAGATCGTGGTCAGGGAGCATCGGCGCTGTGTTTTCCCATCCGCTCATACCATTGCCTGCTTGCCGCGCCATGTTTTGATGATAGCGGCCTTGGCTTCTTCCATGCCCATGATGACCCACTCGTAGCGCATAGCCATGTCGTGATCGTGGCGCGACTCCGCAAACCTCAGACTCTTGCGCTCCTCAAGGATCAGCGCGTCAATGGCGTCGGTGTAGTCTTTCGGCATGAGGTTCATGCTTTTGCCGCCCAAACTTCAGCGAGCCATTTGGATGATTGGCCGCGATTCTTCTGGAACCCGGTGGGTTCGGGCGATGGGATGTACTTGTGTTTCAGCTTCCACGCGGGATTGTCGCGGCGCTTGTACATCTTTTTGATGAGCTTGAAACCGGAGCGTCCTTTGCCGAAAGCGCCAGGATTCTCGCCGCCATGACCACGGCTCCACTTTCGCGAGTACTGGCCTTTTTCATCCTTCTTTATGCCATGCTTACCGAGATGCGCTTCGGATGCCACCGCGCCGTACATCATAGCGATAGCCCTGACTACCGCAAGCCGTGCGATAAAACCGCTTTTCATTTCTGTCCCTCCTGGTAGCGTGTCGCCGCGTGGCCTTCGTCCTGCTCGGGATGCGGGTCGCGTATGGCATCGGTAATCTTTTTCCCGATGTGCTTTTTGCCGTTTTCTTGAGCCGCCTGCACCTTCGCGGGGCTTGTGGACTTGCCGCCTTTTCGCCCCATGGCCTGCGCGGCCTGCTGTAGCGCGGTGAGCTTCGGCGCTCTATCGTGGTCAGGGTCGCCGAACTTGCGGATACTGCGGGCCAGCGCCTTGACCTTCTGCACCGCCGTTCGTTTCTTTTTTAGTTGCATGATTCCTCCTTGCCTAAAAATAAGTATAAGCCCATGCGCTTGGGTTCGTCAATAGCAATTCGATTCGGTTTTTACGATTTATTTTAGGCAAAAAGAAGCCTGCACATGAGGAGGGCATGGCAGGCTTGCTACGTTCCGCGCAGCACGGTTCCAATGGAGGGGTCGGCTAGACTGTAGGATCGGGGGCGACGAAGACAATGCCGATCACGCCGCATACGGCGGTAATGAGCGACAGGGCGACGCTCACCCATTCTGGTGTCGAGGTGGTTGCCATAAGGATTCCGCCGACTGCCGCCGTTACGACGCCGGAAATGATGAATCCTAAGCCTTTTTTCTTTCGTGCTGTCATGTGAACCTCCCATGATATTGCAGGGCATACGCCCCGCTACTGTGTGATAGTCTCCACGCTCACGGCCCATGCCTCCCATTGCTGAACGAGGGCCTCATAGTACAGGATAATTTCCGCCATGCTCGCGCTCGGTGCGATAATCTCCCGTTGCGGTTTCTCAGGGAGTGTTACCGACAGTGGCTTTACCGTCGCGCACCCGAGCATTGTTGCCAGCGATAATATCGGAAATAACAGTATCAGCCTTGCCCGCTTCAATCTTGGCCTCCTGGTCTTTCTTCCACGCCGCGATAGTGGCAGTATCCACCGCGTTCTGCTTTAGCGCCGCGATGTTTTTCAGCAGTTGCACCTTGTCGGCGGTCATGTCGGTCAGCGTCTTTTTTATCGCTCGCCGATCCATAAGCAAGAGGGAGATAACCCCGGCAAGTACGATAATGGCGATGATAAGGTAGAGCGTCATACGCCGTCCTTTGGTTTCGCTATGCCCTCAAGTACCCCGATGCCGAGAAGCGACGCGCCGACGATGACAAGGGTCTTCCCTGCGTCCAATGCCGTTACAGGGTCAACGACTACCCTGAACATGGCCGCAACGCCTACAGCAAGCAGGAGCAAGCCCCCCGCGCCGATTAGGATAGCGCCGAACGTCCGCTTTGACGATTGAACGCCCGGAGATTCTTCAAGTAGTCCTGTCATACGATCCTCCTAAAAATGCGCTTGTCGATGCACTTTCCTTGCTTCAAGGTTTCCGAGTTGCCGAGCGAGTCCCACAAGGATCCATCCGGGCGACGCAATGCGAAATGCTCATGATACCCGCTTTTCTGATGTGTGTACGCCCATTTCTCGATGGATATTTCAGAGGGCAGGGGGATATAGGTGGCTTTCTCTGGCCGATAGCTCCACTCCCCGCCCGCGCACATCTCCATGAAAAGCTCTTGTTTCCGCACGGTCATGTCCGCGTCGAGATATTTAAGCAGTTGCCCACGGATTACCATATCAACGGCGGTATGGGGCGGGCAGCCCGGTTGCCCTGCCTCCACGATGCACAGGGCGAAGCATCCCGACTCACCCATGGCCGCGAAAAGGCGTTGTATACCAGCGGTCATTTTCCTACCTCTCCGCCCGTGGCCTCGGAGTGCAAAAAATCATTTGTCGCTTCGTTAGCGGCTTCCAGATACTTCCCGCTTAACGTGCTTTTGTCGATAGCCTTGACGATATTGCCGTTTATCTGGCCCTTTTGGACTACATCAAGAATCGTGTCGACAACATGGAGAATACCGCCCAGGCATTGCCCCTGCTTTTCCAGCACCTGGAATATGGCATACTCGCCCCGGCGTAGTTGTCCCACGTTTTCCGGCAGCCTGGATCGACGGCGCAGGCTAGACACGGCCCACACGATAAACGCCGCTATTAACGTACTGCCCACGCCGATCATGACTCCTTGTGTTACTTCGCTCATACAAGCCCCTTTGTGATAGTTTTGTTTTACTCAGCCCACTCTTGATTCAATGCGCTCATGCTATCTCCGATGGCCTCGCGGCCTACTTTATCTCATCGCTGTGCGACAGGCTCGCGTTAAATTCGTCCAGCGTATGCCTTTCGCTCTTGGGATAATTTTTAAGAGCAATATAGGCATACGCCGCCATGTCTTCCCATTTCGTCAGTACCGTTAATCCTTCCATTTTCAGGGCTCCAAGAATAAAGAATCAAGAAGAAATAAAAGCAGGACGAAACCCGACAACGTCGAGCACGCTCGAGCGCGGACTATACAGACCCAAGGCAGCCAGACCCGCATCCGCCCCGGCGTACCAGCAACCCCCACAGATCGGAAGCCTTTCCGTATCTGCGCTTACCGACAAATTTCCTTTGGGGGTAAAAGGATTGGCAGAAGCGTGAGTAAGCCGCGTCGTAACCCCGGCGAGCATTAGCTTTCGACGCACCTCAAGATCGAGACTATCATAGGAAGCGTCCATAACCTGTGCTGTATGAACTACCGACGCCGCATAAGCCCCGGCATGTACCGATCCCCATAACTTCGCGTTGCCGTCGAAGAAAGCTCCCGTTGTCGGCCAGCTCGCTTCTGCCAACTCGAAATAGTTATCGTCCGTCAGGAAAATTTCGCCGTTGTTGAGCTTGAGCTGATCCGTCCAGCGCCAGACATCCCCCACCATATCGAAAATGCCCCATCGGTCATGGTTGTGTGACCAGAAACGCGGACCTGATCCGTTCCGATGCTTGGCTGTTCCCGAAGCAAGCCCAGGGGCAAGGCTGTCAAATCGGATTGCCGTTTCGTTGAATTGGTAGCCTGATTCATGTGTTTGACCGTACTGGGTATTCCCACGCGGCTCCATGGCCCCTTTCACCGCCAAGAGGGTGATAAGGTTGTTTTCCCAAACGGAGCCAAGATGCCAGCCCGCTCCCTTATTCACACAAAGGGCTTTTGATGCGTCGAAGTTGAGCGATGCCGTTGGAAACAATCCCGGCCAGCATACAGCCCTCGCTCCCGCCCCGCTATTGTAGGAGGTGGCGCTATACATCGAATAAAGGATTTCATTCTTCTCGACACCGTTGACAACAAAGGCAGGATGCACGGGGCCGATGGCGGTAACGTTGATTGTGGCATTTGTTCCCGTGCCCCCGGTCGTGGCGAGGCCATTGGCGACGGCATATCCCGTCCCCTGCGCGGCTCTTCTTATTGTCAGCACGGCACCCGATCCATCTACGGTAAGGACTCTGTAAATCCCGCCCGATGCCCCTGATTTTACAACGGTCAAGAGGTCGTTTGCAGTATACCCGGCTCCGCCCGCCCCAAGAGTAGCGGTCTTGATCCCTGTAGTAGAGCCATAATCGGCATGGAGATAGCCGTTTAGTTTTGGGCCTGAGAGGATATACATCATCGACGGATACCCAAGATCGTCAACCTTCGCGGTAACCGCTCCGCCTGAAGCCGCTTCGACCATTTCCCGCAAGAGCGCGGAAGGCATCTTGGCAGCGGTATCGTAGTCCCAGAGGGCGGTTTCCGCTTCGGCGGCGGCAAGTTTTGCGAGATGGGTATACCCTGCCGTCAATGCGGTTTTTTCTGCGGCAGTCACACGCTTATATGTTGTCCCTTCGGTGATGTTGTCCAGCGTTAGCGCGGCCTTTATCTGCGCCCAGGTAGTTTTCTGTGCGGCGTGAGCGGCGGATATGCTCGGTATGATGTCGGCATCAGCGGGCGTTGCGGTTGCCGCTCCGCCTTCGATCTTGCCGATAATCCACGCCCAGATGTTCGCCCATGTGTACCAGAGCAGGGTATGATCGGACTTTACTCCGACCGCCTTGTCTGTATCTGCAGGGGCCGCCGTTTCGGTACCCGATTCAATGGCGGCGGCGACGCCTTCTTTGTCGGTCACGTCGGCCAGCGCCTCGATGCCGTCCAGCTTCGTGATCTGCGCGGCGGTCGCCTTGCCGTCTGCGGCTGCGGTAGCGGCTGGAAGCAGCGCGGCCAGCGCCGTCGGGGAGTCGAGCGCATCAGCGCACGCCTTCACTCCCTCGTCGATGTGGTTTAGGTTTGCGGCTGAAAGCGGGGGAGCCGTGCCGTTGATAAAATCAAGCTCTGTGTATCCTATCGACATATTCACTCCTTCCTTGTGGTTTTACCGCGTACCGCCAAAATTACTATTACCATGTCATGCTCGCCGCGAATGTCGGGCTTGTGTCGCCATCGGTGATTGTGAACGATGAAACCACCCCATCGGAGAGCCTGTAGCCGTTGAACCCGATTTCAGTCGCACTTACCCGGCTCGCTCTGCTTACGACAAACCCATTGCAGAAGCCATGCACACAGAGAATGTCCCCGGTGGCTGGTATATGTGTTTTCATCATTTCAAAGAGTGCTTCCTCGGTGGTGCTTGCGGTATGGATCGCTCCGCTCGGGGCGCGTCCTGCGGTGAGCAACATTCGGCCTTCGGGATATATTTGAAAAAGTAGGGTCGTTAAGTAATAAAGTTTGAAGAGAAGGTCTGATCCATAATTTTCCGGGTTGAAGGTGAAATCATCGAACATTGATATTTCGCCAGGGTCGGTAAGCAGGTCGATATGGTCAGTGGTGGGATATGAATAGTAAAGGTTCGCGTACACTATCAGCGCCGTGGTATCGGTAAAGGTAATGCGTATCGATGAGGTTCCTGTAATATATACCGATAGCGGGGTTTTGCTGTTGAAAGTATGCCCCGCGACTAATTGTTCAATGAGTGTCCGCACTTTTCCGGCAAAGAGGGTTATAAACGCAAGGCCATTCCAATGCGTATGTGCGGCAATAAAGTCATCCAGGGCAGCGATGTTGATATTCCCTGTTTCCGTGATATAGGCAGTGCTGCTGATCGCCAGAGAGGTGGAATCGGTATCGTTATAGACTCCTATGGTGTTGAGATCAGGGCATATCCTGAAATTAGAGCAATAAACGCTGCCTTTTGCCAAGCTAACAATCTGTAACTCAACAACGTCGTCAACGTGTAAAAATGCAAGGTATATACATGTGAGGTAGGCCGTTGAGTCGCCAGAACCATAGCCCCCCGTGCTTACTCCATTTATCAATATTCTGGAAGCGACATATGATCCAGCGGCAGGCTTTATACTGTAAAATATTCTTATAGGGCCTTCGACAGTACTCACGAGAGTTTTCATCGTAAGCCATGCGGCGGAATCGGTGTCCTCTATCGCATCGTCGCGCTGGTAATACGGCGCATAGGTCGTTCCTCCCTTGAAAATCTTGGTGACGTTCTTCCCTCCAAACGTACTTGTCGCGTCAACGGCGTGTTCCCCGTCGGCCAAACCCGCGCAGTGCGTAATGAGTGTGCTTCCGGGCCAGTGAGTAAACGCAGGTGCGGCTATTTCGTCACCCGTCTGCGGTTCGGTGGTTTTAAGCACGGGAGTATCGAGAACGCCCCTGACTGTGCCATTTTGCATATCAACATCACCGGAAAACTCTGCCGTGCCGCCTCTAAGAAAATCAATTAGGGCGGTTCCTATATGTGCGGTGTCGATAGATTCCGTCACGCCATAGTCGGCCTCAATTCCATATAGCGCGGCGGTTCCTGCGGCGTTCAGTAATTTGCAAATATCCACGATGTCGCGGATTGCCTTGAACATATCGGCGGGGTCTGTCGTCCATACCCACGCGGAGCCAGAGTATTTGAACACGCCGCGATAGTCTGGCGGGTCGGCAAGCGTCGGCGGGTCAACCGTATTCGGCGTTTCAGAATAGCGCAGATATACGTCGCCTTCTTTGGCCGCACTTACCGGAGAAGTGTCTTTCCATGCACCCAAATACTGGGGCGAATACGAAGGCACGGCGGCAATCACTTCTGCGGCAGTCTGTCCCGCATCGTCGCGCTCCCATGTGTCGGGGAGTGCGGTACAGGCATATCGCGTCCCACCGTATACTCCGTACTGCCCGACAAAATCAGCGGTATCGGGCGATGCACCCAAAGGATCGGCGGCAAGGGGTATCGTCGCGGGGTACTTCCTCGCAATCTTCGGGAGCGACAGCGCCGGAGCGCCATAGGTTGCCGATGCCGTATAGTCGCCCACGCCCTCGCACACAATGGCGAAGGTTTTCGGGTCGCCGCCGTCGATAACTTCAATCACACGCAAGGTCGATGATGCACCAAGCAACGCCGCATCGGACAGCGTCACGATCTGGCCGGGACGCATGACATCGCCCCACGGATAGAGCGTGGTATCGGGGTATAGGTCGAGCGCAGGGTAGAGCGTTTCGTCGGACATTGCCGATAATGTGATTTTGGAAAATCGATACTTGAATGTCGCGTTTTTGTGCCAGGCGGCGCGGCCATTGGCTATCCGTGCGGCGTCAGTTTTCGTGTAAATGATTTCGCTTGTCAGATCTTCGCGCTCGTCGGAACTTGCGACAATCTCAGCCTCGGCCTTGCATTTATCGAGCTTGACCGTCGCATCCCCGACGATCTGGAATTTGGTTATCACGCCGCCGGTGGCCGACGAGAACTTTACCAGCATCCCCAGGCCGTCGATAGTTTCCACGGCTTTTGTTACATCCCCGGTGTGCGCCCACACGATAGCGGGAGAATCCACGGCAACGATATCGTAGTCCTGGAGCTTGAACACGCACCGGATAGAGGTAGTGGCGTCCGCGCCGTCAGGGTAGTACGCGCCGGCGGCGACGGGTATCGAGCAAGGCAGGGCGGCAGTCGCCCCCGTGGTGTCCTCGAATACGACCGCGTCGGCTATGGTGTCATGCGTCCAATACGTCACATCCACGGCCTCGGCCTTGTACTCGTCGCGCTCGACATCATAGCCTTCCGCAATATTCCCGCCTGTTCCGGTCAACAGCGTTTCAGTCGCGGTGTATGACGCGGGGTAGAGGTTGAACAGCTCTATCACGCCTGACTCAGTAGGGCGAAGCGTGTAGACCACATCGCGGAGTACGTCTTCAATAGCTTTGCGGCAGTCTATCGCTTTATCGGTTCCATCGAGGGCAAACTTGTCCACCGTCACGTCGATTTCGGTAAAGTTAAGTTCCGCGTCGGCGTAGCCCGCAAGGTAAAAAAGCTGATGCAGGATTGACGCGGTTTTCGTCGATGGATCTGAAATCTTATAGTTCGACCACACAAACGAGGTGCGGATTTTCCGCGAGTCCATGCGGTACAGCACGTCCACACACTGGCAGCGCAGTGCGTCAACGCGGAGTTGCCCCACTGATACCTTGACCGTGCGGCGGACCGTCCCCTTGAAGTATGCCGCGCCGTCCTTCAAAATCGTCACTTCTGGATCGGTGGACGCGGTGAGGAAATCGTTGATTATGTCTGTGCTTCGGTTGATGAGGAATTCGCACGTTCCGATTACGGGTTTCAGCCCATTATGGAGCGAGCGCGTGCGTTTGATCGGGTAGCGCCCGACGAGGTAGGCCGATATATCGACATTCCCCGCGCCGAAATCGACGAGTACGGTGTACATCAGGCCATCCCCAACACGCCAGCCGAGCGCAATTCACGCCCGATGATGAGCGCGAAATCCGCGATACCGCCATCCCCGACAAGCGCGGAGGTGTTCACCTGGACATTGACCGTTATATCTCGCGGCTTCTGGTATGTCGCGCTCGCGCCGGTTGTTCCGCCAGAGTATGTCGTCGTGCCTGCCGTCATCACGGTTCCCATGGTGATCGCCTGTAAATATCCTGCGGTAAGTTCGCGCTCTTTGATAAGCGCGGCGTCTTTACCGCCCCATAGGTTATTCATCCAATTATATGCTTTGAGTATTCCGTTGACGAATGTTGCCGCCGCGTTGTAAAGGAAATTAAATACGGTTATCAGGCCATTTCCAACGTGGCGAATGACGTTATTGTAAAGCCATACAAAAGCATTTCCGAGCGCCAGGGTTACGGGGCCGAGTGCTGAAATAACCGGCGCGAGAATCTGACCGAGCGTAGTCCCAACAACTCGAAGAATACCGACTATTGGCTGCAGTACTGTATTGATAAGCGGCCCGAGTACGTCGAACATGGCTTGCAGAATGGTGGTAACGGGGTTGAGAATCGCCTGTATAGAAGCGAGCGGCGTTATCATGTTAAGGAACTTATCAGCAATCGGGGATATTGCCTGTCCCAGCCTTGTGAGCCAGTCAAATTGCTGGCCGGTTTCACCATGAAGATACTGCATATCTGCGCCAGTACCGCCACCCGCAAACGATGCGGCACTACCGCGAAGGTCTGATGCAAAGCCGCTTCCTGTAATGCCGCCCTCTTCTGGTCTGGTTCCAGCATCAATACCCATTGCCCAATTCTCAAGTATTCTCCACAACGGAAAGCCACTGGATACGGTTCCAGAATATCCTCCGCCTTCATCCGGCCTTGCGCCCGCATCAATGCCTTTTGCCCAGCCCTTGCGAATTCTGTCGGCGGCTGTTTCACCAAGCCCGTCCCATCCGTAAGACTCAAGATCATCGCGGAATTCAGCGAGTGGTTTAGAGAGTGCGTCGGCTGTCCATCCATACGATTCCATATCGTCGCGGGTTTCTTTCGCAACGTTTCCGAAATAATCGAATGTTTGCTTTATCGCATTATTTACGCCAAGGAAAGAATAATCTTTCGCATAGCCGCCGCCTTCGTCCGGCCTTCCGCCGCCGGGAACAACAAACGCGCCATATGCCGTGGTAGCTCCGGTGCTTCCGCCACCAGGTGCTGGCGTACCCGATGAATCAATAAGATCAAGCGTCGGCTGAATAACGGCCTTGAACCTTGCGGCAATTTCCGAAAATGTAGGATAGAAAAAGTCGCCCATTTCAGCGGCCATGAATTTGTTTCTATCAAGGACGCCCTGAAAATAATTGAGCGAATTTGACGCTACTGTTGCAAGCCCCGCGACTTGCGTTTCAAACAGTTTCGCCATGAAATCGCCGGGGGATGCTATTTCTTTTCCCTTGCCGCTAAACGCTTTTCCGATGGTGTCAGCGATATAAAGCCCGAGCTGTGTGATCGGGTTAAACATGAGGCCGACAATGTCAAGGAACATATCAGGGATAGCACCAAGCGCCGCGTTAAACGTATTCAATACGTAGTTTCCAAGCGTGGTGAAAATAGCACCAAGCCCATCCCATGAAAATGTCAGCCTAATGATTTCCGATACCGCGCTGAAAGCGACTTTTGAGAGTTCTGGAATATTTTGAAATACCGCTGACAGGACATTAAATGCAGTCTTGATTCCGGGGATCATTTTTTCTTGCATGAACTTCGTCACGCTTTCCACGGCAGGCGCGAGGGCGGGCCATACTTCTGCACCGATTGCGGCGACTACATCATCATAGGCGTTTTTGAAGTTCTTGAGGCTCACGTCAGCAATGCCGGACATCTTCGAGGCGAATCCGTCATACTGCGCGGCAACAACGTCGATGCCTTTTCCCGCTTTTAGTTGCTCATCGGTAAGGTCTTTCAGGGCAGGGATAAGCATACCGAGCCGCCCCTCGGTGCCTGAAAAAGTTTTATTTAATTCCTCAACAGAAGTCCGCATACCCTTGCCGGTTGCGGCGCTATAGTCGGCGGCGGCGGAAATGAGCTTTCGTATCTGCGTTTCATTGCGCCCAGACGCGGCTAAAAAAGCCTCCATTGATAGGATAGCTTCATCATCTTCACCCGTGAGATTCGCCATTTCCTCGGCGTACTCGCGCAATCCATCGGCCTGTTCGTTTGTTATTCTGCCAGACAGCGACATAGCCGCGCTAAACTGCGCGATGCTTTTCTCTTGTTTTGCAAAGGCTTCAATCGTTCCCCATGCCGCTTGCGCTATGGCCTTGACCGCGTTGACTACATCGCCCGCCGTAATGACAAAGCCGCCGAACATTCCATTGAGCTTGCCGGTTTCAGAGGACAGCCCCGCCGCCGCGCCCTGCGTGTTTTTAGCTTCCGCCGATACACCGGCTAACCCATTTTTCGCGGCAAGCGCGGCCTGTGAGACTGTTTCGCGTCCGTTTATCTCTACCGTCACATTGCTCATTTGCCCGCCTTCATGTCTTGGTTACGCCGTTCAACCCAACGATTCTTCGCGATGCCGTAAATCGCCATATCCCGCGCCGGTTGATCGAACAGCCCGCCCGCGCACGGGTAGTGCGCCCATGCCCCGTCGCCGTCGATCATCTGCGCCATGTCATGCACCCATGGCCCCCACGCCATCACAAGCCGCGTGGGGTCTAGTTCGTCGATGCCGCCTGATCCGTCGAAACTGGCTCCGTCATAGACCCAGTCGGTAACGTCTCGGATTTGCGCGACATCCTGAGCGACAAAGGGAGGTTTTGCTCCCCGATGAGTTTCAGGATTTCGTCAGCGGTGTCGGTGTACTGCATGACATCTTCGGCCCATTCCCGCGACGGCTTTTCATCGTCGGTCATGTTCGTTGCTTCGATACCATACAGGAGTCGCAAGGTGTTTTCCTCAACGCGGCCAACCATGCCCGCCGTTGCGTGTGCCGTGACCTGCTGCATGATCTTCTGCTTCGCGTCGTCAGACACGCCCGCCACGCGCTCAGTATCGCTCATGGGTTCGGCAAAGCCCGCCATAAATTCAGCGGTGAGCGCCTGTGACTCGGCCACGGCCCGCGTCTGCGCGGCGAGTATTTCGGCCTCGCCCTGTTTCGTGAATCGGCGCGGCGTGACCCAGTATCCCGGCAAGGATTCAAGCTCGGTTTTCTTTCCGATTGCCACGCGATCAGCCGCGATCTTCCAGTCAATCGCGGCTTTCTTTGTTTCTTTCGCTTTCTTTTCGCTCATGCCATGCCTCAGTATGCCGCGCTGTCGGCGGTCAACACGGACACATACACGGGGTCTTCGTAGTCGGTGGCCGACCCAGGATTGAACGCCTTGAACTTGATGCCGATATCCAGCGCGTCGCCGTTGGCTTCCACCTTGGGCTGCTCGGAGATTTCGGCATACGGCATTTCGATGAGCATGAGCCCGGCGACCGACAGGAGGAAGGAATTTTCCACCTCGAAGTAATACGCCTGCACCGCAAGTTTCGTTCCCGCTTCGCACTTCGGGCGCTCGGCGACGGAGGTAGAATCCAGCCGCAAGGTCATGGATCCATCGGCGACGAACTTTCCGCGCTGCTGATAGACGCGGTCAATCTCGTCCTGGCCGTAGCCGTCGGCATTGTGGCCGTTGTCGAAACTGAACGCGTGCTTGCGGACGTAGCTGTATTTCGTTCCAGCGATGGAGGTGAACCCGCCGCCGAACTTGTACGGCTTCGCGGTAGGCGCGGTGAGTACCGACGCTTCCTGTCCGATGGTTTCTCCCATGCCGAGAACTTCCACCTCGCCCTCGAGGTCGGCCTTGAGCGCGGCGGACAGTGACAGCTTGTTGAACACAATGCCATCATAAAGCCGGTTGTCACCCACGCCGTCGACTTGGACGGAATAGGGGTTCCTTTCGGTTCCAAGGGTCAGGTCGGGATTGAATCTGTGCAGATATGCGCCGGTGGAAACGCCGGTGAGGAACAGGAATGCGTACTTGCCCTTGGCCTGGTACGTGTCCTGGACAACGGACACCACAGCAGTCCCGACAGCGCCCGTCACGAGGGTACACTCATAGTCGGCGTATGCCTCGATGACGGACACCACTTCGCCAACCTTATCCGTCGCGGCGGCGGTAAGGTCGATGACGCCATCGGTTCCGAATGCGGCATCGGCAGACTCAGCGCCGAGCGCACCGATCGCGGAGGTGATTGTTTTACCACCGAGCGATGTAGTGATTTTGCATGACTCCGATGAGCCGGTGTACTTGATGCGGATGACGCCCACGATTTCGGCGGGAGTGCCTTCCGTTTCGAACATCCCTTTAAGGATGTGGCCCCATCCAGTGCAAGGCCGCGGCGAAAGCGGGATGCTTCCCTTCACGTCGCCCGCAACCGCGTACTCGCCCACATCCATGCCAAGGCCAGCGATGAGTGGATCTGTTTTCTTGGTGATATCCCTGTCAAGGGAACCGATGTCACGGATCGGGATGATTGCGGTTCGCGCGACGGCCGTACCAGGCGCTACCGAGCTTTCTTTTCCGATCGTGTACTTTACTTGCTGTTTGAGCGCCATTTACGCCCTCCTTATTCACACAATATTTCGAACTTCGCTGTCATATCCGCAGTTACAAACCCGACGTGATTAGCGGGTAATTCGTCCTTTTCGATGTGCGTAACCTTGGCCTCTTCTAAGAGGCCCCCAAGCGTTACATTGTGACCGACCGATTGCACCAGCGCGTCCATGTATCTCGTTAGCGCCGCAAGTAGTTTTTTTTCCCTTGTCTCTTGCAGGGCAATAATTACCCGCAGGCGCAAGGTTATAAACTCTGAGTTCTGCCCTGCCCACTCAACGTCCACGCCATCTAGTTCAACCATGAGATACGGGAAAGGCCCTTCACTCGGTATCGATGAGCCTACCGCAGCACGTCGCAAGGCGGGAGGATTGTAATCCTCATCCGGCACAAGGAAGATCGACGGGAAAACCATATCGCCCGGCCACGAGGTTTGCTCAGTGTTTGCCGCTGTTAGGTACGTAGGGATGTATTGTGCAAGCCATACGGCCACGCCGTAGACGTTTGGTTCGATATTTGAGTAGGCCATTAGTCCAGCCCTCCCGGTATGTACTTGCCTTCCTTCTCCAGCTTCTTGAGTTCCTTGGCAATCACTTCTTCCGTTGTCTTTTCAAATGCCGCCGTCCAGTTGAAGTTCTTGGCAGAATCGGTCATAAACGGCCTCGGTCGGCCCTTGACTTCCTTAGTAAACACAAGCGAGCCATCGACCGCCATAAACCGCAACGCCTTTGCGTTTTTCGGCTTTATCGTGTAGCCCGCCGGGTTCTCGAAAATGTTGGCGAGTTTGATCGATTGTGCGCTATAAAGCCCGGTTGACTTATCCTTTGTCGCTTTTGAGCCGACAAGATAGACAAACTTCGCGCCACGCTTGCGGCCTACTACAAGCGATTTTTTAAGATTGCCTGTACGTTGCTTTAGATACTGCCCTGATAGGTAATTCGTCTGTAAGTCTTTCCGGTAGCGGTAGGCCACAATCCGCAGCACCTTGTCCACGAGTTTGGGAGCATGGTCTGAGAATCTCGCCATATCGGACTCAAGGTCGCCCGATGCCACTACTTGGACAGCGATCATTCACGACTCCTAAAATCTTCCAGCATCATCTTTATATTCATGGGCATTTCAGTCTCCCATGAGGTGTTCATACCATCGGCGTTAGTCTGTGACCTCATGCCGATAAAGCCCATAGTACCCACGCGGACGACCATCCAGCGGACAAGTTCAAACGCCGCGTTTTGCAGGATTTGCCACTTCGATGAGGTCGATGCGTACCCGGCGTTACATTCAAGTTTTACGCACGCCGGAAGCTCGGGGAAGATCGCGGAATGCAGTAAGATAATCCCTGGGTTGATATAGAACGTGTAATCTGTCGATACAATTTCGGACGATGCCGCGAAGGCACGCTCCGAATCGACATAGAGATGTGCAATCGTGTTGACAGGGAAGCGGGGAACTACAAGGGTATTCGATCCGCTTCCATCGATGATAAGCGCAGTTGCCCCGGCGTACTCAACGGCCTTCAGCGCGTCGCGTTTGCAGTACGCTTCGATACGGCTTGATGCCTGGTTGATAAGTGTCTGGTACTTGTCCTGATCGATATCATCAGTGATCGAAAAAAGCACCTTGTATTCTGCCCACGTTACGAGGGCATTTGACGCCGGGGATACTGCCATGATTTACCTCAGCTGGATGCAGCGCATCCAGGAAACTGAACCGATACGGGCCGCGGCGGAACCTGCGCGGAAGTTGATCGATGGAGTCACATCGCCATCGGGCAAGCCTGCGGCAATCTGTGAGATGAGCACGCTGTCGTAATAGAACGAGAGGTTCGTGCCATCCCAGTACAGCTCATAGATGTGCTCGACGTCCTTGGTCACAGCGGCGGAAGCGATGCCCGTAAAGGTCTGCGCCCCGTCCTTGTACACCTTCATTTCGACCGTGGTCGCGCCGTCCGTTTTCAGGAAGAACACGCCCTCAACATTGGTCGCAGTCACGCCGTGCGCGGTGGATGTTTTGAGCAGGTCGGTCTTGGTTTCAGCAAGACCTACAAGCAAGTCAAGCTCTGTCGCTTCCGGCACGATAATCGCCGCCCCGAAATACAGGGGTTTTGCCGAATCGAACTTGAACTGTTCGCCCTTCACTTGCACGTTAACCCCGTCATATTCTGCGGCATCGGTGGTAAGTACGAGTGTATTACCGGCAGTTGCGCTCTGCGTCACGGTAGAGGTATTGACCGCTGTCACGGTCAGGTCAGTCGGTACGGCGGTGGTGTCATCGGTATGCACAGGGCCGCCCAACAGCCATTTGCGGACGTTGTTCCCGAACGCGTCGAATAGTCTGTGAGAATACGCCGAATCGTTATAGACCAGCGCATCGTTTATGGTATCGGACTTAATCATCCCTTTCTCCTTGCCTTTTTAGGCTTTGGCTCTGCGGTGACTGGTTGCGCGGGCTCTACCTTCTCGGCAAGCCCGCCTGCAACCAACTCAGCGGCCAACGTATCTGGCAGATCGCGGAGGCCAGGCCCCCATGATCCGTCAAGGCCGCTAACCGCCGATTTCAGCTTTACGATCACGCGTGCATCGCCAAGAGTTCGAGCGCCGAAGTGTCCCACAGCTTGCCGTCAATGCGCTCGGCAAAGTCCCAGTTGGTCGCATGGGTGTCTGCGTTCTCCGTGACCTTGAGAGCCAGATTCGGGCGGCGCTCTCCGATTGCGTACCCGCCGAAGTTCACGCAGGCGATTACCTTCGCGCTGTTGGTGATTTCCGGGCAGTTCGAGTCACGGATAACCGGCTTCCCGAACAGGGTAGCGAAGGGCGAATTGTGCATCCGATCCTCGAAGTAGTAGATTGGGGGAGTGCCGGAGTCGTTGAGAGCGCGGAGCACGGCGGCGGTCGTCGAGTGCATGACGTACACAGGGCCGCGATATGTTGCGGGGTTGTTCGGGTCGTAAGCGCCCACAGCGCCCCACTCCTGGCCAAGCAGCTCGTCGAAGGCCACAAGTTCGGCATAGGTGATCGCGGAGGCGGAAGCAGCGGTCTTGGTTGCCGTCTCGACGAAGATGCCCTTTGGCTGGCTGGAACCCGTGCCGGTGAGGAAAAGATCGTTTTCGGCCTTGGCAATGGCAACGGCTGCGAGCTTCTGGAAGATCGCAAAACGTTCAAGCACGGTGTCCTCGGTGGCTTCCTCGGTGATCGAGTAGCGCCCGCCGACCTTGACCAGCGCCATCGTAACGGCTGAGGGTTCGCCCTTGTCGGCGTAGGAACCGGCCTCGGCGATGATCGCGGCTGCGTTCTTTATTACGTCAGCCGTGAAGGTGAGCGAGCCGGAGGGAGCGCCGAACACCTGAGCACCCCATCGCCTGGCGATGGAATAGAAGTTCAGGTTTGCCAAGAAGTCGGGCATGGCAACCGTCGGGATGCCGAATCCGTCCGTGGTCTTTATGATCGCGGCGGAGTCCTTGGGGTTGAACCTGCCCATGAGCAACGGGACAAGCAGATCGGAAACCTTGTCGCTGCGTACCTGGTTTTCAAGCGCCCGCCCAGCGGGAACCATCTTAAGAACCACAGGCGCAACCTTGTCGGTTATCAATTTCAGGAAATTCTCGTCCTGGGCGAGGTCGAGGCCGGGTGCTCCGGCCTGGGGAGCCGCAACCTGTGCGGACTGGGTCTGGATGGTATTTTCGTCCATGACCGTCTCCTTTGTTTCAGGCGCGGTTTCCGCGTCCTGATGCGATGCCAAGAGCGCCAACGGCGCTTTTCTAAAACCATATTTCTCTATGTTGAGACAGGCGGCGGCTTGCGCAGTCTCCTCAACGCGGGAAGCAAAGCCATACTCCACAGCGTCTGCTGCGGATATCCACGTCTCATCGGCCATCATTTTGATAATCTCGTCACGGGTAAGGGCAGATCGCTCGGTGTACAGATTGATTATGTCCTCTTTCATCTGATCCATGGTCGATGCCATTTTCCGCAAGTCCTCGGAGGTGCCGATTGCGAATGTCCAGGGATCGTGAATCATTAGATAGGTGCCCCGATCCATGATAAGCTCTTTTCCCGCAAGGGCGACAACCGAACCCATCGACGCGGCAAGGCCGACAACCTCAACGGTCAGCCGATCTTTAACCCTCGAGAGGATATTATAGATTGCCCAGCCATCGGTCACGACGCCGCCCGGTGAGTTTATATTCAGGTGGATAGACTTTCGTCCCTTGATCTTGTCAAACTCGGCCTTGAAGTCCTCGACGCTCTGGCCCCATCCGCCTATTTCGTCGAATAGGCTTATCTCGGCTTCATCATCGGCAAGGTCTACAAAGCGGAACCAGGGGCGCTTTTCTTTTTCGTCTTTCACTTTATGGCCTCCGTGTTAAGTTGTCTCAGGCGTACATCCCCGCCATCGTAGGGATTCGCGTCCTCTTTTGCGCGTACTTCGTTCGGTGAGTAAATGCCGTTTTGGATTGCCAGTTGGTACGCCTGGTATCGTTCTATGGTTTTGCCCCTCAAGAGCGCGTCCATGTTGTACTTCCAGTAGTAAAACTTCCGGTCAGCCGAGTTCAGTAATTGATGCGCCGTGTTCTTTTCCCAGCGGACAAAGTGCGGCATCATCGTATACTCTAAAAACTCCCGCGCCTGTTCCTCGATGTTGGAGAACGTCGCCCTCTCAAGCGACTGGACAAGGTGGGGAGGCATACGGAATATACGGCATATCTCTATTACCTGCTCACGCCGTGCCTCGACAAGTTGAGAATTTTCCGCGTCATCTCCTACCTTCTGGAGCTTCATGTCCTCCTCGAGCAGGGCGAACTTGTGCCGCTTTTTGGAGCCTCTGAAATTATTTTTGAAGCTATCCTCAAGGCGCTTCGCGGCCTCAACCGATAGATGCTTAGGATGGATGAGCACGGTTGCCGGGGTTGCACCGTTGGCATAATAGGCCGACGCGTATTCCTGTTGCCCGATAGCAAGGCCAAGCGCATCACGCGCACGGCTTACAAGCGAGTCCCCTCGATACCCGTCGCCATTGACTATAGGGCCGGGCAGATGGAATATCTTATCTCGCCCAAACTCCTTGCCGTCAATCACGTATCTAATCTGCCCGAAAGAGTCCAAGAACACATTTGATACGCGGTCAGGATGTATGCGGTGCATTGCGTAGAGCGTCTTTGCAAGGGAGCTTTCCTTTTCCGCGAACCCGTCGCCATGTAAGAGGCTGTCAGCGGTCAGGGCTTGCCTGAATAGATCGGCGGTCTGGTAGTCGTTAGGAGCATCGGCAAGGAGGCGCATCTCGTCCCGCTCGTAGGCAGGGCGATACGTGCCGTTAAACTCATGGAACATTTTGAAGGGAAGCATCCCGCACGTCTCGGAGATTGCCCGGACACAGGCCAGCACAGCTGGAATCTTTAGGCACTCGTCAACAGTAACCGTATTTCCCGATGTGGACAGCCCCCAAATATTCGAATACGTCGCTTGATTCGGCGGTAACTCTCGGCTCGCGAATACCTGCCGGAGCTTGGAGAATATGCCCACGCGTTTTATTTCGTGCTCTTTCATAGGGCGATAATCCCCCTTGTCTCGTAGACGCTCTCGCCGTCGCCCTCGTGCCTGATTGCTCGGTCAAGCGCCATGATGAGTGCCACGATACCGTCGATCTTTTCGGTTGACTTCTCTTTGTCAGGCTTCAGGTTCCCGGCGGGGTCTTTGCGTACTACCATGTTATCGGCCATCCAGCGCAGTACAGGATTCCCGCCATGCCGTATCTTGTGGCCTAACACGAGGTTCAACAATTCCTTGGTTGGCCCTGACATCGACTGGAAGCCCTGCCCAAAGGGTACCATTGTCGCTCCGTCATCCTCAAGGTCACGCACAAGCTGGGAAGCGTTCCAGCGGTCATAGGCAATCTCAAGGATCTGATATCTCTCGCCCAAGTCCCGTACCTTTTCGCGGATCGCGTTATAGTCAATAGTGTTTCCTGGCGTTGTCTCGATGTACCCTGCGTCTACCCATTGAGCATACATCTCGTGATCGTGCTTCGTGCGGAGCGTATCCTCGGGAATCCAGAAATGCGGCATGACATCGAATGTCCCTTCGTCGTTGATGTGCACCATTACAAAGGCTGCAATATCCGTAGTCGATGCAAGGTCAAGCCCCGCGTACATCTCGCCGTCTGAGTCTAAATCCTCAAGAGGTAGGCAAGCGTCCCAATGCGACATTGGCAGGAATCGGCTCTCTTGCTTTACCCATTGGTTAAGTCTGAGTTGCCGGAAAGTGTTTTCAAGCGCCGGGGTTTCCTGCGCCATCTTGCAGGCTTCGCGTACTGAGTTTATGGATATTGTATGGTCAAGGGAGGGATTGCATTTATACCAGACTCCCTCATCTGTCCAGTCATCGTCATCCTTCGCATAGTACAGCACGGGGAGAAATGAAGGATCGTCAACAATCCCCTCTGCAACCTTGCGCGCATACTCGTGCTGTTCAAAGCATATCGAATGCCGGTCATATCCCGCCGTTGTAATGGCAAAGAATATAGGCTGTAGCCGTGCGTCGCCTGATCCGGCGGTCAGTACGTCCCATAGCTCCCGGTTCGGCTGGGCGTGGAGTTCGTCGAAGATTACCGCCTGAGTATTGAAGCCGTGTTTAGTATGTGCCTCAGCGGAAAGTACGCGGTATACGCCGCCGTTGTTGTGGATTATGCGTTTTGTCGAATCTATGATTTTACAGCGTCGAGCGAGAGCAGGGGAGTTACGTACCATTTCGGCAGCAACGTTGAACACGATAGCGGCCTGATCGCGGTCAGAAGCAGCACTGTATATCTCAGCGCCCGGCTCATTGTCGGCAAACAGTAGGCGCAAAGCAATGCCAGCGCCTAGCTCAGATTTTCCATTCTTCTTCGGAATTTCAACGTACACGCGCTTGTACTGTCTGGTTCCATCGGCCTTGACGGTGCCGAATAGCTTGCCGATAACTTCTTTTTGCCAGGGTAGCAGTTCGAACGGAGTTCCAGCCCAGCGGCCTTTCGTGTGAGTAAGATAGCGCGGAAACCAATCGATTGCGCGCTGGGCCAGGTCTGGGTTAAACATCAGTCTAAATCCTCATCCCCGCCGTCATCTTTCGGTGTCAGGTCAATCCGGCTTCGAGCGCTCGGAGTGAATCCGAACTGTATCGCAAAGTCTTTAACCTGCTTCATTGCCGTGTTCGCCATTGCCACTTCCGGCCTCGGCATAACGTAGCCGGTAGCCGTTTCGAATACGTGCCCCTTCTCTTGGATAACCGCCTCTGCCTGTTGCAGATCGGAATACGCTTTGCAGTAACACGCAAATGCTGCAAGATCGCCAGCGGTCAGCATCGCAAGATTGCCAAGCTCCGGGCCAATCCTCGCCCACTCTTTTCTGGCAAGCTCATCGAGCCATGAAGGGCAGGCCGGTACTTTCGGGCTAAACTTAGGCGGGCGCTTCCTGTTCTTCTCATGCCCTTTATTGCCCTCAAGCCGCTTGACCTCGTCAGGCTTCGGTGCTGGCCCTCGTACTCCCATGCTAAAAAACCCCCACCCTGGAAACTATAGGACGCTTATCTGAGGG